ATTCAATCTAACCAAAGGCTGTAAGCCTTGCTTGTTGGCTTTCTTGATGAGCTTTGCAATATCAACAACAAGTTGTTGCATGAAGCTGTTTCGCTCTGTAAAAAACCATACGGTTTTATTGATTCGAGCCGTTTGAACAGAGCTGAAAGCTCCCCGTCCTGCACTGAATAAGCAAGCAACATCACATTTAGCCGTCTTAGCCATTGAACAAGTGTTCCACTTGGTTGTTGTGGCAGGGGCTAAGTAGAGGATGCCAGTTAAGAAGCCTATGGCTTCACCCTTGGTTGTTTTGGCATCAGTAGATACTGAAAGCAGAGCTTTAGACTTGAACATTGTGTTTCCTTTCAGGAAGTTTGTGGCAACATTGCCGTGAGGTTTTCAATTATAAAGAGTTCCAATAACCCTGTCAATCACAGGGCTTTCTTAGCACCGATAAAGGTTTTACCTTTAAACAACAGTGCCTCATCGTAGCAACCCATCCATTGCATTGCTTCAGCTTTGCTGAGAGTGTAGTGTGATTTTTTGAAACCAACACCAGTTACTTTGTAACCGAAGGTCTTAGCCAAGGCTAATGTAGCCTCATCTTTGTATAACAAAGCAAGGGAAATCAGTGAAACAAACAAACCAATTTTCGGCAACATTTCAATCATTTTTCTTCCTTCATGTCTTTCATTTAACTAAGAAAAGAAACTATTTCCTTTTCTCACTAAAGTGAAAAGGATAGTTTCTTTGTTAAATGAAAGACATGGGATCGGGCGCACATACGCAGATCTTTGTATTTTTAAGCATTTTTTAATGCCAACATAGTTGTCATAAAAATGCGATTATAAAAATACAAAGCAAAAGGATAGTTGTCCACAGTTTGTTATTGAGCCATGTCATTGGGTTGTTGATAACTGGGTTGATCGGTGTTGATAACTTAGGTTTTGTCGATGTTGTTTTTGTGTTGAATTGCTTAAATTTTAAGCAGGATGGGCTAGATATAATCTAGGGTGATAGATATACCGTCCTTCATTCATCGGGGTTATGCTTAAAAAATAGGCAACTATTTTCCGTTTTTTGACATTGATAACCGATTTTGAATCAGTTTTCAATTGTCTTCTAAGTCATTGAATTCATTGAAGATTCTTTATTCTTGAGTTGAATGCATTCTTGATCTTTGATACACTCAAAGATTCGGCATGCACCACTTCGTTGTGTGCGGGCGCAGGGCTACAAGGCTGGGGCGGGCGGGGGCCAGTGGGGGGTGGGGCGCTATTATATATGGCCTCGTACAAAAATCAGGAAAAATAGACTTGTTAACCAAGGCTGGTTTACAGCAGCGTCCACACCGCCATAGAAATAATTAGGGACAGATCAACTGCACCGATTTGCACCGTCAACTTCACAGAGATGTGTACACGCTAGTATAAGAAAGTGTTTAATATGTTAAACAAAATAGATGTGTACACGCTAGTGCTAGGCAGCTACATAGATGATAACTATTCTCATTAAAGTTTCATGCACTTGATACTTAAAAGTTCAGATTAGATACTTAAACAGCAACCTATAGGTACACCCCCCCACATGGACCAGAGGCTAGGGAGGTACAACATATTTCATTCTTTCCATAAGAAAAGCTTGACATTGTTTTTAATGTGTGTAAAACTACCACTACCTGCACCATGTATGCATTTGACATACAGGCGATACGAAGAAAAAGTATAGGCTACCTTCCGGCTACAGGTAAAGAAATGAGCTTGCAATCGGCTGCTGAAGAGAAAAGACTCGGAGGGAACGACATAGGGGCCACTGTGTTGTTCTTGCTCTGAATACTGGCAGTGATGACACCTTACACTGACCAGACTAGACTTGATGTGGGTACTTGTTAAAAGCTGTTGCTAAAAGGGTGGGCTAACAACAGCCATAGATGAACACATCCCTTATGGGCTTTCTAGGTGTATGTTCTAGATATTAGTGGTAGGTAGCTGTATTTCACTATGTGATATGTACAGATAGTTCTACAAGTAATGGTAGTTGTTTCTTCACAGGACTTCCACCGTCAACACTATAGACATACATTGGGATAGGTTGTTATGAGTAGCAATAAACGCTACCATACCACCTTAGCTAGGCTATGCTTGTGTTATTGTTACAAAGTGTGTTAGCATGAAGCATTATGAACTTATACACCAGACAAGACTTAGAAGACAGAGGCTTAACAAACACATATCCCTACAGTGTATTTACACAGGCTTCATTAGCGTTACACAGGGGCTATGTAGACAAGATGCATTTGTTTCACAGTGATGTCTATTATGTTAGAGCAGCGTTGGAGAAAAGTACAGGATATGTATTTCCCTTAGACAGAGTTGAAGAAGCTATGAGAGCTGAGGGATGGAAAGAGCATAGACACCTACCAAGGAAGAAACAACATGGCAACAAAGAAAAGCACTGTTAATGCTGCTGGCAACTACACCAAGCCTACAATGCGTAAGGCGTTAGTGGCTAGTGTTAAAGCTGGTAGCAAAGGTGGTGATGCTGGTGAATGGAGTGCTAGGAAGGCTCAGCTTGTTGCTAAGCTGTATAAAGCTAAGGGTGGTGGCTATAAATGAAAGCTTCTCAGAAGTCTTTAAAAGAATGGACAGAGCAGAAGTGGACAACTAAATCTGGCAAGCCCTCTTCTAAAACAGGAGAGAGATACCTTCCTGAAGCAGCCATTAAGTCTTTAAGCTCTGCTGAGTATGCTGCCACCACCAAGGCCAAGCGTGAAGGTACAAAAGCTGGTAAGCAGTTTGTTAAACAGCCTAAGGCCATTGCTAAGAAAGTGAGCAAATTTAGATGACTATTCCAGAGCGAGTTAAAAGTAAGATGAAAGAGGAAGGTCTTTCAGGAGTAAACAAACCTAAAGCTACACCAAGCCATCCTACAAAGAGCCATGTTGTTATGGCAAAAGAGGGTGAAGAATATAAGCTTGTTCGTTTTGGACAGCAAGGTGTTAAAGGTGCTGGAGCCAACCCTACCAGTGCTAAAGACAAAGCTAGGAAGAAGTCTTATTATGCAAGACATAATGCTCAAGACCCTAGTCCAGATAAATTAAGTGCTCGCTACTGGTCGCATAAAACCAAGTGGTGATATAACATAAGTGGTAACTAAAAGGAGAAACTATGGCTACCGATGCAGAAAAAGTTAAGATGTACCGTGAGAAGGCTAAGGACACTGCTGTTCCTCAAGAGGTGCGTAACACCTACTTGGACAGAGCTAATGAGCTGGAGCGTAAGGCTTTTGAAGCTACAAAGAAAGCTCCTGCCACTCCTGAAAAGAAGATGATGTATGGTGGTATGCCTGTAAGAGGTAGCCGTACAGCCACTAACAAAGAGAAGAAGATGATGGGTGGTGGTTATGCTATGCCAGAGAAAAAACCAATGATGGCTAAGGGTGGTGCTGTTAAAGGTGGTAAGCCTATGGTGGCTATTATGATTGGTGTTGGTAAGCCAAAGAAGATGGCTACTGGTGGTATGCCTATGGTTGAAAAGGGTGGAATGAAAGTACCAGCTTTTGCTGCCGATGGTAAAGGCAAGATGGCTAAGGGCGGTGTTGTTAAAAAGCCTATGGCTAAGAAAGGTAAGTAGTCATGAAAGGCTTAATGGCTCCTGATATGTTTGAGGGATGTTATCCCATTGTTACTCCTGAGGAGAACAAGACAAACACTGAGCACACTATTAAATATTGGAAGCTTGGTCCTAAGGACAATCCCTCTGATGAGCCTGACAGCACTCCAGAATATTGGAAAGACATGGCAGAGACATGGCAGTGTGATGAGTCTGAAGCAAGACGTAAACGCTGTTCCAATTGTGAATACTTTAACAACACACCAGAGATGCTGTTTATGATGGATACCATTCCTCGTAATAGCTTTGATACTGCTGCTGGTGGTAGAGGCTATTGTCACAAGTTTGAATTTATCTGTCATAGCCTACGGGTATGTACAGCATGGGAACTTAAAGAGTTTGAAAGCGAAGACTAATGCCTACTAAAAAACAAACAGCTAAGATTGCTAAGGTGATGGGTGAATTTAAAGACAAGGGCTTGCACAGCGGAAAAGGCGGTCCTGTTGTTAAGAACCCCAAGCAAGCCATTGCCATTGCTTTGTCTGAAGCTAAAGTAGCAGCTAAAGCTGCTTCTAAGTCTCCTAAAAAGAAATGATAGACAATACAAGAGCTTCTAGATTTAGAAGTGTTGGTAAAAACCTGACAGCAGGTAGTGCCAACACTATCTATACTTGTCCTAACAACTTCACTGCTAAGGTGGAGTTGCTATTTGTCTGTAACAAGACAAGTGGTAATAAGACAGTACAGATAGATTGGCATGACACTTCTGCAGGAGTCTCCTACGCTTTAGTTGGGGGATATGTAGTGTCTTCAAATAACTTCTTAAAGTTTGACCAAGCCTATCTTGTTCTTAATGCTGGAGACTATTTATCCGTCACTCCTGAGGCTGGCAGCACAATGGATGCAACAGTGTCTGTTGAAGAATATTTTGATCCAGCAACTAGAGTATAAGGAAATACTATGGCTAAAAGAGAACTAACAGAACAACAGAAGAAATTCATTGAGGTGTTATTTGCTGAAGCTGGTGGCAATCCTGTAACAGCAAGGAAGCTTGCTGGCTACAGCGAAGGCTACAACACTAAAGCAATCATGGATGTCTTGAAGGAAGAAGTGATTGAGGCTACACAGCTTTACATCGCTATGAATGCTCCTAGAGCAGCTATGGCTGTTGTTAGTGGCATTGCCGATCCTACAGAGCTAGGCTTGAAAGAGAAGCTCAATGCTGCTAAGGATTTGTTAGACAGGGCTGGCTTGGTAAAAACAGATAAGGTTCAGATTGAAACTCCTTCTGGCATTATGATTTTACCTGCCAAAGATAAGAGTGAGTGAGAGAGACTTAGGGGCTTGGATACTTCCACAGCCTAAAGATAAGGAAACATATGTACCCATACCAAAGATTGGTAGAACTATACCTTTTGGTTACCGACAAGATGAAACAGATCCTGACCTCTTGCAGCCAATACCTGCAGAGCTTGAAGCGTTAGAAAAAGCTAAGAAGCATTTAAAACAATATCCTTCTAGGCAGGTAGCTGCTTGGTTGACTAAGGTGAGTGGCAGAGAGATTAGTCATGTTGGACTTTTAAAGAGAATAAAGAGTGAGCGAAAACACGGATACAAATCCACTACTTACCGCAACCTTGCCCGAAGGCTCCAAAAAGCCCTTGAGCAAGCGCAGAGGTACGAAAAGAGGCTCGGCAAAGAAGACCAAACCGGATACTTCGAGTCAGAAAGCTACAGCAAGCTCACCCAATATATCGATAGCAAACTCGGAGGAGACACAACTCCCAATAGCTGATGAGAGAGAAGTGTTGTTTAAGCCCAATGCTGGGCCTCAAACATTCTTCTTAGCATCTTCAGAGAGGGAAGTGTTGTATGGTGGAGCTGCTGGTGGTGGTAAAAGTTATGCCATGCTTGCAGATCCTCTTAGGTATATGGTGCATCCGCAGTTTTCTGGGTTGCTTTTGCGTCACACGACAGAGGAACTTCGAGAACTCATCTGGAAAAGCCAAGAGCTTTATCCAAAGATTTATCCCGGCATCAAGTGGAGTGAGAGAAAGATGCAGTGGGAAGCACCATCAGGGGCTAGACTATGGATGTCTTACCTTGATAGAGATGAAGACGTATTGAGATATCAGGGTTTGGCGTTTAGCTGGATTGGTTTTGATGAGTTGACGCAGTGGCATACGCCATTTCCGTGGAACTATATGCGTTCTCGTCTGCGTACAGCAGCAGCAGACCTGCCAATCTTTATGAGAGCTACTACAAATCCGGGTGGTCCGGGTCATGCATGGGTGAAGAAGATGTTTATTGATCCTTCTCCAGCGGGAAAAGCGTTTGATGCGACAGATATTGAGACTGCTAAAACCTTAGTGTATCCAAAAGGACACAGTAAAGAGGGGCAGCCACTGTTTAAGCGTAGGTTTATCCCTGCTATGTTGACGGATAACCCCTACTTGATGCAGACAGGTGACTATGAGACAATGTTGTTGTCTCTTCCTGAGCATCAAAGGAAGCAATTGTTAGAGGGTAATTGGGATATTGCTGAAGGTGCAGCGTTTCCTGAGTTTAATAGGCAGATTCATGTAGTGGAGCCGTTCCACATCCCAAGTAATTGGACTAAATTTAGGGCTTGTGACTATGGATACGGAAGTTATAGTGCTGTGGTGTGGTTTGCTGTGTCTCCAAGTGAACAATTGGTCATCTATCGTGAGCTA